TTCACATTACATCTGGATTGACTAAATCTAAATGGAGAACAACTTGTTATAAATCTATATTTCAACAGGGAAAAGAAGAACAACCACTATTTTCACCAAAAGGTTCTACTGCATATAACTTTGATATAGAAAATTTAAAAGGCGATCAAATTGTAATTAATACAGATAGATTGATTCTAAGCAGTAGATTTGGTGAAACATTACACTTTTCAAAAGAAAGATATGGAATCGTAACTGATAGTGAATATACAGTTGATGCACACGATCAAATAGTATTAACCACAAATAATAAAACAGTATTTAATAGTCCTGCAATTTATTTGGGACAATATGGTCAAACAAATGAACCAGTATTATTAGGACAAACTACAGTAGATTGGTTATATGATTTATGTAATTGGTTACTAAATCACGTTCATTGGTATAATCATACACATCCAAAAACTGGTAATGCAAATCCAAATAAAACTCAAGAATCGGTTCAAGATAAACAATTAAAGTTTTTAAGAGACAATCTTGACAAGTTAATGAGTAGAAGAGTATTCGTTACTGGTGGTGGTTATGCGCCAGGCGCAGATGGTATAACGCCAGAAGGATTTAAAAATGCAACCGCACCAGTATCTGTAAATATAGTATCGGGTCAGGGGTTACCTGGAACATTCAAAGGAAAACTAAGACGAGAAGGGCCAGTAGAAATACAATACGAAGAAATTTAATTATGATAAATAAATTAAAATCATTTGTTGACATCGATCCTGCATTGCCTGGTCCTCCAACTGAAGGATCTAATGGATTGAAATTTGTTACTGCGTTAAAATCTGATGTTTCCAGTAAAGTAGGTGGATCAATAGATAAATTTGCATCAAAAACACAACTTTCGATTGGTGATACTGCTGGTAATTTTGTCGGTGGTGCTATTGGCGGAGTAAGTAATTTTACGAAAGATGTTTTGAGTGGAGTTGATACGGGTATTTTAGGAAATGCTGCATCTAAAGTTTATGATGTTGCAGGTAATGTAGTATCAAAAGTTGATAGTGTCACAGGTGGTGTAATAGGTAAAACAACTGATATTGCAGGTAACATTTTAAATAAAGCGGAAAATATTACAGGAGGAGTAACATCAAAAGTTGGTATGGTTTCTAATACAATTACAGAAAAGACAGATGGGTTAGTAAATGTATCAGATTATAGTCCTTATAATTTTGATGCCAATAATTTAAAAGATAAAAGTATAGATCGTTTTACAGGAAAAGCGACAGACAAAGTTACATCAGTTATAGGATCAACTCCGTTAGGTGTAGTTGGAAAAGTAGAAAGTAAATCAATAATAGTAAATGAAAAAGTAGGAAGTGTGATTAACACCGTGTTAGATAGTAGTGTTGGTGAAAAAGTAGGTGGTTATGTAGGATCAAAAGTTGGAGAATCGGTTGGTTCTAAATTGGGAACTGCTATTGGTGGATATTTATCTACAAATAAAATTGCAAATACTATAGGATCAAAATTAGGAAGTGTTGGTTCAAGTGTTGGTAAATATGTAGGGAAAAAGACAGGAATTGAAACTCAATCTAAACTTAAACAAACAATAGGAAAACGTGTAAAAATCGTAAAAATACCAAAGCTACCTGACCCGTCTTCAATAAATAACAAAATAAATAATACAATAGGTAATATTTAATGATAATTATATAGAGTATGAAAAGTAATGAATTGAAAGAAATAATTAGATCTGTGATTAAAGAAGAGTTAAATAAAACATTACCTACTTTAATTCCAAAAGTATTGGCTGAAATATTGTCAGGAAATCAATCCAATGTAATTCAATCTAATGAACAGACAATTTTAACTAAAACTGTAGTAAAAGAATCGGTTCAAAAGCCAAAAGAAATTAAAAAGTATTCAAGTAACCCAATTTTAAATGATATTTTGAATCAAACCGTAGTTAAAATACCAAGTGAAGGTTCAATGGCTGGTCTTGATTCTTCATTTAAATCACAAGCATTTGCTGGTATGCAAATGAATGAATCCGTAGAAACACCTCAACCAGTAGCTCCTGTAACGGAAGAACAAGGTAAAGTGATGAATGTTCTTAATAGGGATTTTAGAAGTTTAATGAAAGCAGTAGATAAAAAGAAACAATCCGGAAGTATAGGTTCTGGAATGGTATCGATGGGATAATATGAATCCAATAGGACTTACATTACCACTTCAAATTGGTAAAAATGGATATTTTCAACAGAGTTATGATACTTTAACTCAAGTAAAATCCAATATTACTAATTTGTTAAGGACCAAAAAAGGTGAACGTAGAATGAATCCAAACTTTGGTTCTGGATTGCAAGAATATTTATTTGAACAAAATATAGAAGAATCTCCTGATATAATAAAACAGATTATAACTGATGAAGTCAAAAATTATGTACCAGGCGTAATAGTAAATAAAGTGGATATTAACATAGCAAATCAAGAAAAAAATAAACTTACAGATAGTTATATATTATATATAAAAATACAATTTACGATTAATAATCAAACGGATACACTTAGTTTGAGAATTAGTCAAAATAATATATAATTATGGCAGACATCATACAAAAGTCTTTTAATAGTTCCCGTAGAGAAATTAAGTATCTTAATAGAGACTTTTCTTCTTTTAAAGCATCTTTAATTGAATATTCAAAAACATACTTTCCAAGAACATATAAAGATTTTAGTGAAGCATCTCCTGGTATGATGTTTATTGAAATGGCATCTTATATTGGAGATGTTCTTTCATATTATACTGATTATCAATTCAAAGAAAGTTTAATGCCATATGCAGAAGAAAGAAAAAATGTTCTTGCATTAGCGAATTATCTTGGTTACAAAACAAAACCAACCAAGTCTTCTACTACAAGTATTGATTTATATCAATTGATTCCTTCTACTAGAGATTCCAACAACAATTATATTCCAGATAATAATTACGCTCTCAAAATAAGAGAGTATATGGAAGTTTCTAATGAAAGTGGTGTAAACTTTATAACAACCGATCCTATTGATTTTTCCCTTGATAGTAAGTTTTCTCCTAGAGAAGTTACTGTTTATTCAAGAGACAATTATGGTGTACCACAATTTTTCTTATTAAAAAAATCTGCGAAAGTTATTGCAGGTAAAATTACAACTAAATCATTTACAGTAGGAACATCAGTACAATTTTATAAAATATCATTATCTGAACTTAATGTTATAGACATAATTGATGTAAGAGATAGTGATAATAATAAATGGTATGAAGTTGATTATTTGGCACAAGATTTGATTTTTACTGAAACAGAAAATACGGATTTTACTAATAACACATATGTTCAATATTCAGCTGAAGTTCCAAAATTAATTAAAAGTTTAAAAACATCAAGAAAGTTTGTTGTAAATGTTACTGCGAATAATGTAACATATCTTGAATTTGGTGCGGGGACAGATGCGACTTCTGATGAAGTAATTTATCCAAATTCCGAATTGGTTGGTGTAGGATTACAAAATATCAATAATTTGAATTTAAATTATGATACTAGTAAACTATTAAATTCCGAAACATTGGGTCAAGCTCCATCAAATACAGTGTTAACTGTACAATATTTGGTTGGTGGTGGATTGTTATCAAATTCTCCATCGGATACAATCAAAAATATATCTTCAGTTACGTATTTGAATGATACTACAGGTTTGACACCTTCTCAAAATTCATTGTTAACTACAGTTAAAAATTCATTAAGAATATCCAATCCAAATCCTGCTGTTGGTGGACAAAATGAAGAAAGTGTAGAAGAAATAAGACAAAATGCTTTAGCTAATTTTGGTTCTCAAAATAGAACAGTTACTGTTGACGATTATGTTTCTAGAGTATATTCAATACCACCAAGATTTGGTTCAATTGCAAAAGTAATGGTGATACCAAATTCAGATTTATCAATTTCAACAAATCAAACATTATTAAATGGATTTGTAAATAATGAAAATCAAACAACATTAATTAATAATAGTTTGGAAAATAACTTTAGAAAAGTAAATTTTGATGTTTCTAATCCATTTAGTTTAAATTTATATGTTTTGAGTTACAATTCAAATAAAAACTTGACTCAATCCAACGAAGCGTTAGTATATAATATCAGACAATATTTACAAAAATACAAAATTATTTCGGATAGTGTTAATATTATTGATGGATATATCATCAATATAGGAGTGGATTTTAAAATACTAGTATATAATAATTTTAATAAAAAAGAAGTTTTGGATCAATGTCTTCAAAAAGCAAAAGATTTCTTCAATATTGACAAATGGTATTTTAATCAACCAATCAATACTAATCAATTTGAATTGGAATTAGCTAAAGTTGAAGGTGTACAATCGGTTGCCGAAGTAAAATTTAAAAATCTTACTCAAAATGATGGTGATTATTCTCCACACGAATACAATTTATCAGAAGCAACTCATAATAAGATTATATATCCATCATTAGATCCATCAGTATTTGAAGTCAAATATCCAGATAATGATATTAGAGGTGCTGTAATTTAATAAATTTATCATTAAAAGTCTTATAAATTTCATACTTATATTTATATAATAGAGTATGCACACATTTATATTTCCAAAACAAGACACATTCATAACTAACGAAACTGGTTATGCCGATAAAAATTTTGGAATTGACGAAATTTTAGAATTAAAAGCACAAAATCAATTAGTAAGTAATGTTGTATTTTATAGTTCTGCCAGTCTTTCTGGAAGTTATTCGACATTTGATGTATTAAACTATTCAGGAAGTATTTCTGGAAGTTATATATCAGGCGCAGCAGAATCATCAAATATATACGTTAGTGGATCGTCTCAATTTACGTCAACAAATTATAATGGATATGTATCTGGAACATATGGTGCCGGAATTCCGATTACATCAAGTTTAACGAATTATAACGGTTCAGTTACTGGTAGTATAAGCGGTAGTATAATAGGATCTTTTACTGGTTCAATTTTTGCTGCTAGTGGATCGTTAGTTAATTTCGATGGATGTATAAATGGAACTTTACAAGGAACACAGAGTGTTTACAATCCTACTACAACATTTACTAACGATCCAGAATTTAGTAGAATTTTGATTCAATTTGATTTAACTGCAATTTCAAGTTCCCTTTTGACAGGAGATATAAATAATGGATCTAAATTTTTCTTAAAATTAAAGGCATCTTCTACAAGTGAAGTACCATTAGATTATAAAATCTATGCATATCCAATTAGCAAAAGTTGGGATATGGGTATAGGAAGATATGATACTGAAGGATTAGGTAGTTTTGGAGCTAGTTGGTATTATAATACTACACAAAATACAGCTAGTTTATGGTATTCACCCACTTCATCTACAGAAACTTATGATTTCAGCGACTATCTTTTGACATCAAGTTTAGGATCTGCATCATTCCAAAATGGAGGAGCTACATGGTTTTATAATGTTCCATCAACTTATTTACAACCAACTTCTAGTACATCATCATCATTTTATAATATTTCTAGCGGATCAAAGTATATATCATCATTCTGTTCATCTTCATTGAGCGGCAGTTCATTAATATGTTCACAATCATATTCTTATAGTACATCCGATATTTACATGGATGTTACTCCAATAGTTAAAAGTTGGATTTGTGGATGTGTTCCTAACAATGGCTTCATTTTAATAAGTTCACTTGAATTAATTCAATCGAATGATATTAATTCAAGTATAAGATTTTTTAGCAAAGAAACTAATACTATTTACCAACCATATTTGGATGTTAAATGGGATGATAGCACATATTCTACAGGTAGTTTAATACCATTGACAGGATTTAATCCATATACAGTAGTTATTAAGAATGTGGGTAGAGAATACAAATTTGGAAGTGTACCTCGTATAAACATATTTGCGAGAGAAAAGGCACCATTAAAGAACTTTGTTAAAGGATATCAACAAAGTCAATATTTAAGTTCAAGTTTATTACCTTCTGATTCTTATTATGCTATTAAAGATAATGAAAGTGAAAACTTTGTAATTGATTTTGATGATTATACAAAATTAAGTTGCGACGGTGCGATTCATTATTTCAGACTAGATACAACTGGTTTACCTGTTGAAAGATATTATAGAATTTTAATAAAAACAGAAATTAACGGTGAAATCGTAATATTTGACAACGGAAACATATTTAAAGTATCAAGATGAGTATAAAATCACAAATCAATGACTTTTTATTAACAGGCAAATTCACTAATAATATTGATGAATTTGGCAATGTAAATTTATATATTAGTTCAAGTGACGCAAATGAACAATATATTGCATTTGAATTGATAAATTTCAATTACAAAAAAGATGAAATTGAAAATTTATACGATGTAGGTATTACAGAAATACAAACAGAACCTATAATTCAAAAACAAGTATTTGATCAAACTTTCTTAACTGAATATAATAAAGTATTATATGAAAACCAAGATTTGAAAGAAAAGTTAAATCAATTGGTTGATGAAGTACAATCCGATCCATCAAAGTCGCAATTAAGTGCAGCAAGAGATTTAATCGTAGAATTAAGAATTAAATTAAAACAAGGAAATAAACCTGAAGATTTTTCTAACGAATTTCCGTTTAATTTAAAATCTGAAAATCAATAATTTATGGCATTTCCTTTTCCAACAATATCATCTAATAGTGGATCACTAAATAGTGGTTCTTACTTTTTACAAAATGATTTGGATACATTTGTTGATGTACCATTTCAAGAATACTACTTTGGAAATTCGGAACAAGATATAATTGAATTTAGTGTATATGACATTGAAGGTAATATTAACATATGGAAATATTTACCTGTTTCTGTCACATATACTGTATTAAATAAAACTTATAAAGATGTTGATAACAATACTTTAAATTACAGTTATAAACAATACAATAGCAGTTATACGATTGCATTTAATAAAAATATATTATTAAGTACACTTCAAGATTTTTCCGGTTCAAATATTAATTCTGGCAATCATGTTGCAAGTTATAATTTTATTAGAAATGTTGCCGGTAATCCTGAATATCAACTTTATATTAAAGAAATTTCTCCAAGTAGAAGAGAAGTTAAATTAACACCTTCATTTAAATTAGATTTAACAAAAGAAGAAAACATACTTGTAAATCTTCAATATCAAGCATTTGCCAGAAAAGCAGTATTGGTCAGAGATACAATTCCACTGTTCAATTACTTTTTAGATTCATATCAAATCTATAAAAACAGTGATACATTAATCAACAATAATAAAGCAATTTTTACATTATTAAGAACTAATTTTGGATTCAAATCAGATGCAGATATACTTGCATTTTTAGATGATACATATAGTGGTTTTAATAGACCATTCGTAAATTCTCAAAATGGACAATTGATTCAAAATAGTTTTGAAGGTACAAAAAATTATATTAAAGATTGGTTGTATACATATTACAAGTCAATTTATTCATTTGAACAGATTAAAACACAATTTAAATATATTGTTCAAAAGTCTATATCAATTAGATTAAGTCAACTTAATTCATATTATACAAGTAATATTGAATTGACAACACAAGTTGAAAATTTCATCAATGATTTATTTTTCACAAATTTTATATCAAATGTTGTTGATACAGTTCAAATTTATCACGATAAAAAATTGTATGCATATTTGAAGAATGTATTGAATTTCGGCGATGATATCTTTTATACCATATTAAACTATACATTCGTAGAAGAAGATGGTAATACAAATATTATTGTAAAGTTATTCAATGAATTGCCATTGGATGTTTCATTGAGAGACAAATGTTGGATTTCAAATATATCACTTGTACCGGTAATCCAAAAGTTTGTAATCAATGTTCCAATTGTTAAAAGAAGTTTTAAAATATCCGGTCCAAATTTTAAAGTACCAACTGATTCTTATAAGACTTCACCTGTAAATTATCAAAATTCTAACGATTTAAAATTAGATAATACTACGAAGAATGATGTAGAATTTTATAAGAAATTAAATAATCTTAATGTAGATTATTCCGATTTTTCTAATTTCATTGTATTTAGTTCTGCTGAATTAAGAACCAAATTATTTTTAAATAAAGTTACATCAATTAACCAACTTAATAAGTCAATTAATTCTATATTGACTACATTATCTGCGTCTGCCGCAAATAGTGCGTCATCATATACATTATTAACTTCCTATCCATTCATTAGTGCATCATATGCAGAAGAAGTAAATGGATATCAATCACAATTAAATACAATTTTCAATTCATTTGATGGATATGATTCATATTTGTATCAAAATATCACTTTGGTAAGTGGTAGTACAACATCATTTGTTAGTGGTGCATATGTACAAAATTACAATTACCCAGACTATATTGAAAATGCAATTGAATTTGATAAAAATAACAGAGATAGTCTTGTAAATAATACACCAGAATATATTCTATTGGATGATAACAATACCGATTATTTGATATTCTTGTCAATGATTGGACACCATTTTGATAACATTTACTTGTATATTAAGAATTTTCCAACTCAACAATATGTTGAAAGTAATCTATCATCAAGTTATGTAAGTACAGTTGCCAATACTTTATTACAACAATTTGGGTGGAATCCAATTAGTTCATTTGATAATTCATCTATTGAAGCTAATTACTTGACGGGTTCAAATGCGTATTCTGATTATGATAAATTAAAGATAATTTGGAATAGAATTCTAAAGACTCTTCCATTGATTTACAAGACTAAGGGAACAGAAGAATGTATTAGAACAATATCTAACATTTATGGAATTCCTCGTAGTTTATTAAATGTTAAAGAATATGGTGGTAATAAGATATCTGATGAAGATAATTCCTCTTACACATATCAAAGTAAGTATTACTTTACAAAATATACTAGAAATGGTGATGCGATAATAATACCAGTATTTGGTACATCAAGTTATGTCAATTCAATAGAATTCAAATTTAGAATTGATAGTGATTATATTTACCCACAAAATACTAAAGTCACTCTTTTAAAGACTACTAATTGGGATGTATCAATCAAAAAGGAAGTTAAAGATACTTTCGGAAAATTAAAATTTGATTTATCTCCAGCTGGATTACCAACTGACTATCTTGAAACAGATTCATTACCATTGTTTAACGGAAATGTATTCAATGTATTAATTAAACAAATCAATTTATCTGCAAGTTATGATTCGGGATCTGGCGGACAATTACCATATCAATATTCATTAAGAGTAACATCCGTAGATAATGATGAAATTGTATTTGATGATAATAAATCAATCATTAGTGGAAC